CGTATTTGTAATTTCATTACTTGTTGAATAATCTTCTGTAGATGCTCCTAAACTTGCACTTGATGTAAACAATGCAATTTTAAAAGTACTACCACCACTTGCAAAATCATGAAATCCTTTTAATAGATCTCTTTTAAATGTGTTGCAAACTGCTTGTGCTATTGCCATTTTTTTCTCCTATGGGTTTTGAGACTGTAAAGGAACTCGAATAACACCATCTTGATACTCATCCCTTCTTCGTCTACCTTGTTGTTCAATTTGCAAGCGTTCTAAAGCTTGTTGGTAACTTTTATCATATTGTGCAAGCAAGTCATAGGGTCCTTTGAGGTATTTAAACGCCTCTACTAAACAGCCATACAACAAAACTTGTGGCGCATTTACACTAACCCAACTTGTTGTGTTAGTTGCGGAAAGCCCTGTCTCATTACGATTCAAAGCTAATTCTATATTATAAGCGACATCGGGAGTTGGCGCAACATATAATGTGTTTTGATCCCACATAGCATAATATCTTGGTTTTGCTACTTGTGTTCTATTTGGCCAATATTCTGTCATGTAACTAATATCTTTTTGTATTAAATAACTTCTAATATTAGCTTCTGTCCCTGCAGTTGCATATATGGATGCAGTACGAACAAAAGACATTGTACTGGGTGTGTCTCCTGGTAATACAATAAATTCGTTTCCTATACTTAAAGTTGTAAATTGATAAGATCTAAAACAATCTAAATCTATTTCTCTAAATATACGAAGTTCGGCTTGTAAAATAAAATCATTAACTACAGTATCTGTTAAAACATCAGAAGATGTTTCTGTATATTGTCTAATTTGTGTTTGTAATTCTGCAAAAGTTGTCATGATATTGCCACCGTTACTATTCCTAATTGTGTATTCATTATAGTATCTTGATTAGCTTGTGAACTACCACTTAATGGTTGCATTGTTCTTACTTGCACTGTTTCCATAGCTCCTGGTGCAGGTATAGGATTAAATTGTTGTATTGTTTGTAAAACTGTTTGAAAACTATTAGCTCCAATTGCAGGAGAAACACCATTAGATCCGCCTTGACTCATAATCGTTGAAGTTAGTTCATCATTTATATAGATACCTCCAAGAGGTATGGTAACACTAACTACTTGTGGTTTAGCATGAGATAAAGATTGTGCATCTGTTGGATGATTGGTTGGATTTAATAAAGGTGATTTAGGTTCGTACTCTGATCTATGTACCCAAGCACCTGTCCACTCTTGTACCATTTCATTATATGGATAAGCTTGTCCATCTCTATCTGAAATACGTAAAGCAAATTTTCCTGAAGCATATCTACCCATTAATAAGATCCTCCAACTAAACCTATTTTAGGAACAAAATGAGAGCTTACATTTTCTCTGTTAGTATCCGCTGCTCTTTTAAATTCTTCTTCATATACTTGTTTTAAAATACCAATTCTATCAGGTGCATATTTCATAGATATATAATAAGCCAGTCCTGCAGTTAAACATGGTAAAAAGGAAAAAGGTATTTCATTATTATTGGTGTAATCACCAGAGTCTTTCATTCTTAACATTGCATAATAAACTACTGTATAAGCAGCATCGGCTGCCGGATATAAATATAGTTTAGGATTAATTGTTTTTTCAAAATAAAATTGAGTGGGTCTTCCACCAGAAGTTTTAACAGTATAATTTAAATATGTTGATCTACTGATAGGTGAACAAGAATATTCATTATTACTTGAATCACGAATTACTAAATCTGTTATTTCTACAATTTGAGAAGCATCAGAAGCTGCTGCACCATACAAAGCTGTACCACTTAATTCAGTAGTGTTAGCAGCAAGAGCTGCGGTTTGTTTTTGTATTGTCCAAAGATTAAGTCCTCTATTAGACCATTCAGCTAAAAGAAGATTTAAAGAACGACGAGCGGTTTTAAGTTGGTACCCAGTACGATCTTGTAAACCGCATCGTTCAAAAGCTTCTTCAACTATTTCATCTATAGAAAAATCAAAGTTTGCTGTGCTAGCATAGGTTGGCATTATTTATTAATCTTGCCTTTTTTACGAGCCTTACTACCAAACTTACCATAAGATTCATTAGCACTTGCACGTAATTGTTTTTTAGTTCTTTTCTTTTTTACACGCATTGCAATTGATTCATCTTTACGATCTTTGTATCCTTGTTTTTTCTTGCCAGATTTTTTCTTAACTCTTCCACCTTTTTTCATTCCATCAAGAATAGTAGTAGGAGTACGTTTACCTTTTTCACCAACACCATAACCTCTAGAATACATTGTAGTTCCACCATCTTTCATATTGACAGCTTCGCCCATTGCCATTCTTTTGTGTTGATTAATTCCACCTTTAGCCATTTTTTTAATTGGACCTCCAGCTCTTTTTTTAACTGGTCCTCCACCTCTCATTCTTGCAGTTTTTTTGACAGTGCCTCCACCCATCATCTTAGCAGTTTTCTTTTTACCCATCATGATAGACCTCCATTGATCTTTTTGTATTTATCTTCTCTAGATACTACGACGTCTCGATAATATCCTTTAGGCCATTGACTATAATAACCTTGTTTGTGCAATTTATCAGAAGCTTCCTGTAATTGCGAGAACTTTTGTACCAGCATCATAGAATATTTATGTTCAGGGTAAGTGTCATCTTCTAGTAATTCCTCAGATGGAGAAACAAGAAACTGCTGTTCCTCTATGGTTGCTGGATTAGAAGGGTGAAAACTCATAAAATATATGTCTTTTCTATTATACCATTCATTGTAATCTTCTGTGGCTAAATGAAGTTCGTCCGGAGAATAACTGTAATAAGGATCACAAAATATTAATATTTCTTTTTTAGTAAAATCAAGATTTTTAAGACAGTCATTTAATTCTTTTTTATAGGTGCTGTGTTTAGTTTTAACAGCAATCCAAACCTTATCATCTGTCCATGCTTTCCGTGCAAAAGGACAAGCGGGTAATCCTCCTAAATGTACATTAGATACTTCTAAATAATTCTTAGACCTAAGTCTAACGTCTTCTATTATCTGTTGCCTTGTCGGTTGTATTTTTTCCAATTCAATCTCTTATGTTTATTTTTTGGTTTGGAACGAGATGAATTACCTATGCTCGTTCTTTTTTTAACTGGTGTAAAGTATTCGTTGCTTGGAAGTTTTGCAGCCATAATCTATAAATACGTTATAGCGCCTGCTACCCAAAGAGCACCAAATATTATGTATACTATTGTTATTGGTTCCATTAATCTACTCTTCTATTATCTTATATATTTTTAATCTTCCTTCAGCATCTGGTCTAAGTTCTGCTTTTACTTGAGCGCACTCATAACGAATTACATTTTCTCTACCTGATGATAAATTTCTTTCCGCTTCTCTTTTTGCTTTTAAACATTTTGATAATCCGTCTGTCATCATGTGTCCATCAAGCGAACTATTAACATACATAATCATAGCGAATACGGTTTCAATGACTCCCATTTTGCCTTACCTTATCTTTTAATTGTTCTACATCATCTTGCATTTTAACCATCTGATCTTTTAAAAAATCTATGTTAATATTATTAGATTCAATAAATTGTATTTCTTTTTCCATAGTTTCAAATTGCCCTGATATAAATTCTAATAACATATATTGCTCTTGATCAACAGGAGTCTGTTCCGCTTTTTTTAACAAGTCTGCTTCCATTAATTGTCTTGCAGTTTCAAGTTCTGTTATTCTTTGTGTTACATCACTATATGCAAAAATACCTATACCAATAGCCATTATTAAACCAATAAGGTTTCTCATCGGCATACTAATAGCTGTGTTATCTGATATTTTCATTCTGCAGGAACTTCTGCCTTTTTATTGACACCTTTACACATTTCTCTTACTGTAGCAAATTCTGCACCTAATTCTAATTCTTTATATTTAGCACAGTTAGCTAGTAGTTCTAATTCTTGACGTAATTTGTCGTTCTCTTGCAATAGTTCTATGGTCTCATTGTTACACGTTGATTGTAAAGGCCAACTAAAACGTAATCCAATGGTTCCGTTAACGTCATCATCATAGGATGTGTAACTGTTGTTAGGATCACCATCACCATCTTGATATATATCTTTACCATCAGTTCCTCTAAGTTCTGTGTACAATTCTACTCTGCCTCGCTCACAACTGCTGTTGCTACTACCTAGATAATCATTTCTAGCATATGCACTTGCTGCCCAACAAAATATTAGTACAAATACCAATATAATAAATACCCAACGCATTAATAACCACCTGACGCTACTCTTTCAATATCTTTAATGTCGTAACCTATCTGTCTTATTGAATCTGTATTACCCCTTACTATTTCTTCTAATGCTTGATACTCTGCCTGTGATGCTAGTTTGTATGATCCATCACGCAATGCTGCAACAATGCCCTCGATACGTCCCACCCATGAGGCCATGTCTGCCATTTCTTTT